TCGTTTTGCTCCTTAATGATGTTGTCGAGCTTGCTGTCCATTCCTGTGACTAGCTTTTCAATGTTCTCTACTTTAACCTCAAGTTTCACCAATCTTTCTCCGTCCGTTTTTGTGTTTGTCATAATTATTTACCAGACAACTCAATCCCCAGTTCTCGAACTGTAGTGGCTGTTAGGGGCTTGTTGTCTTTGTCTTCCATAATATTTGCTACAACGGCAATGCCCATAATGAACGTGAAGAAAACGTACCCGCACCACCCTGTACTCGATATTTAGCCGTAAGGGTTGTTGAGCCTGGGTTAAGCCCCGTTAACAACGTTGTATTGCCGATGTTAGATCCTTGATTACCCGACGACAAAGGGTCACGAAATTGGCCCTCGAGTTGAGTGCTAGATCCAGCACTGATTGTATTAGCGCCAGATAGCTCAATAGACATATTATTTCTAAGGCTAGCCGTACTGTTATAAGCACTGAAGTTATAGCCAACAAGAAGCAATCCATTAGCGCCAACAATAACTGTAACTGCAGGACCTACTGTAGATAGATTGGCATAAGAGGTTGATGTGGTTGTTTGCGCTGTATCAACAGCTGCGCCTGCTGCTCCTAGTGATAACTTGGAACTTGTCACTGAAGCATCTAGCATCTTAGATGTAGTAACGCTGTCAACCGGCAATATGTTATCTGCATCAACCTTTACAGTGTCATCGTTAGATGTTTTTTGCAGTACAAACCAGTCGCCAGATACTACTGTTGTTTCTTCTGTTAGTTGTTTAATCTGTTTATCTGCCATGATGCTCCTTATTATAACACTTATGTTCCAAGATCTGGATTATTTTCTGTTTGTTGTTGCAAAAGGTTGCGTTTTAGTTCTTCAACCCTTTTAGCTGGTGTCGGCGGCAACACCTCAAGCATAACAAATGCTCTGTTGTCAAACCTGTTTTTTGACATTATTTGCAGTTCAAGATTATTAACAATATCATTGTACCCGTTAAAGGACACTAAGTCGCCAGGCACAAACGAGTTTAGGTCATATTGATTATCTACTACAGTAACTTTTTTAGCCGCAAAGCGAGGTCGGCTCTTTTCGTTTAATATTGCGCTAACTATGCTGTTTGCTGTCTCAGGGACAGTCACCCTGTTATCGCTTGGCAATTGCAGCCATTGACCATACTGAGCAATACTGTTTTCTTTAGAATTATTTACGAGTAGGTTTGTATCATCGTCAGTAATACCACCGCTAAAATACACTTGATTTTTTAAGTTTTCAAGTGTTTGCCCAATTACAGGGCCAATGATCTTACCACGAGTAAAGCTAAGGGTTTTTGCCGTAGGTTTTGGTTGAAAGTACACAACGTTAGTCCCTGGGTCAATGTAAAAATACCAGTTGGCTGGCGCAAGGTCTACGCATTTATTTAATGCTTCATATAAGGTATTGAACTTAAACTTATAGCTTACCGTTAGCCCGGTATCTGCTATTGATTCTTCTGTGTACGTCAGTTTGCCACCAAGAGCCGTCAGGGTGTCCAGCAACTCCCGAACAATAGCGCTTGGGTCAACAGAAGTAAAGTTGTTACCAGCTGCACCGCTAAGGCTTACAATTTGAAAGTATATGTCTGTGCCAGGTGTTGTGAACCCACTAGTCTGATTTTCCAAGTATACTTGTCCACTTGCGTAGTTCGAGGTTGAGTTATAGGCAACACCAAGAATGTTAGTTTCACTTGAGTGGCTACCGTTAGGGTTAGTAATTCTAATGTGATAAGTAGTACTACCAAGTAAATTAACAGCAGACGTAAATTGAAAGAACACAAGACCAAGATCTTCATCAGAAACTACAACATCTCGTGTCACAAGTGTTGTGCCTGGGCTAGTCGGTAAGCCAGCTACAATACTTACTCTTGTTGTGATGCTGCCAGTCGGACCACCAGGTAGCCTTCTTATGTTTAGGTATACACCTTTAACGTCAGTAGACACAGGAACAGTAAAAGTTTGATTAACTGATACTAAACGATCATAAACTGGTGCCTTAAAAGCAGGTCCAAAAACTGCGTACTCCGCATCTTCTAGTAACTGTTCTGCAACAACAGACTGCGGTAAGATTTGCACAAGGTAGTTGTCTAGCTGTATGCCGTAACTTAGGGTGGTTATAGATACGGTGTTGTCGGAATAGTCAGCAGACCAGCCAGAAACAAGGCCGTTATATATTCTTATACCGTTGGGGTAGTCGGTTGAGTATTCCCACACCTCTATGTCATCGCTTAGTCCAGGCACACCAGTAATAATGTTTGTTGAATCAAAGATAATTGCATCACCTGTTTCGGTTATAATTTCCTCATCATCGTCTGTAATAAGGTTGTCCGTTACAAAAGTTGCGTTAATTGTCTCAATGTCAATAGGCAAATCCATTATAAGTTCTGATGCAGCCGTGTTAACAGCAGTTGAAAAGAAAAGAGGGTTATATGGCTCAAGTAGTCCTATAAAAACACCTTGCGAGTAGTGCTTATAAATATAGGTTTTGTTTTGAGCTAACAGGGTCATTATTCATACCTTTTTGCATACACCACGTTCAAGTCAAACTGACGTGAAGTAAACTGATCAGTATAGTTTATAAACCCAGCTCCCTGTTCCCAAGCTGGAAACCTGCCGGTAAAGTCAAACGCTTCATCGTTAACAGTAACCGTCCTATTTAATGTATCAATAACGGCTACGTCTGCCACAGCCCATGCTCGTGAAATTGTAATGTAATCCCCGGTGGTTGGGTTAGAAATCGTTACATCTACCTGAGACAGCGTTGGGTTAAGGGCATCAACTGTGTAGGTAAAAACTGGCAATTGGTTAGCAGTGCCAGCAAAAATTACGGGGTAAGATTGATTGCCGCTGGTAGCGTTGACTCTGTTCAAGACTTCTGTGTTTGTCTCACTATAGTTATATGGGTCACCAACTGTAAACTCAAGCTCTATTTCTGCGTACCCGCCAGCAATTTTCATAATTGAAATGTTTGCAATCGTTGCTTGACGGTATAGCCTTTGTTCTCCTGATACTGGTATAATTAAATCTTTGTTAACACCCTTAACTATTCTTTTCAAATCACTAATTGATGTCTCAAGCAACTCACGACCGCTAACGGCAATAACCCCGTTAATGTTAACATTTTTACGTGTCAAAAATGCAGAAGTTGTTGTTGTGCTGTCCGAATAAGACAAGCCGTAGTTTTGCACATCGTTGGCAAATCTATTTGGGTTTGTAACAGTTGTAGTCCACCCGTTAACAGACGTAATATCAACACCGTCAAACTTAATAGGATCAGATAGTTTTATTATACTCATGCCATGCCTCTTTCTGCTACGCCCATCAAACTAAGTGACTGGTTACGGTTTAATCTTTCAAAGAAATAATCTGCATCAGATTTATTGCCAATGTTTATATTGCCGTACATCTTAAAGTCGCTACCACCTCGGTTAAGTTGATCTTGGTTCATAATTGTTCCTGATTCTTTAGGTACAAATAACTCACTTGTTTTGTTCAGACTTCCGTTTGCGTTATCGCCAACCCAGTAAGGTTGCCCGGCTGATACTGGACCACCAGAAGCTCGTCGGGGTATATTCATGCTTGGTAGTCCTGCGGCTTGTAGTTGAGTTGTTGCAGGTACTGATTCGCCCGCTGCTTGAGCGCGTGTAATCTCGTTACGTGCTGCATTTGCATTTGCCGCAACGTTTTTTAATTGACCAGACATATTTGCTGCAGATGCAGCGATTTCATTGTTTGCGTTAATGATTGCTTGTTTAGCCTTTACAATCTTATTTTGCTCATCTAAAGCTTCTTTAGTTCTATCTTTAACTGATTTTGTCGCATCTGCCAACGCCTGATTTGAAACTTTAAGGTCGTGTAGCGCCATGCGGGCTTGTAAAGAATCTTTCCCAAAGTCTTTAACGGCTTGATTATAATTAATCTGTGCTTGTTCGGCGCGCAATGATGCTCCCTCAACTTGAAGCTGAGCGCCACTAAGCGCATGTTGAGCATTTTTTAGGTTATTTGTTGAGTCTTTTAGTGAGTTCTGTGCATCTGTAAGCCTGTTTATGGCATTGTCAGCTCGGTTACTACTCGTTGCTATACCAAAGATAGCAGCGCCAAGTAGGGTGGCCGCAGTAAGCACAAGACCGAACGGTGTGATAGTAAGCGCCGCAGACATAGCAATTACGGCTATTCGTACCGCAACAATTCCTCGCGCAAGTGCGCCAAGCACAACTATTAAAGCGCTGGCACCTCTTGCCACAGCTCCTAATATAATAATGCTTGGCCCAACAGCAGCGGCAACACCAGCCCACATAAGTATTTGAGTCTGCTGTTCTCTTGACAAAGCAGAAAACTTTGCGATCATGTTAGATGCAAACGCAAGCACCCTGTCGGCTATTGGTAGCAAAATTGTTCCAAGCTCTGCCGAAAGTTCTTTGAATTGTTCCATCATCTTTCTTGTACGGTTGGCTGTTCCATCGGCTGTTCGCATAAAGTCACCTTGAGCGTTTGTTGTAACAGACATCAAGTATTCATACCTAAGCTGTACCTTTTCGGCTTGACTCATTTCTTTGACGGTCTTTTCAATGCCCTGAGCTTGAGCAAATGCAAGCAGGTTTGTTTCTGTCATAATAACACCAAGGCCTTTTAGAGCCTCTGTCTCGCCCGTAAACACACCAGCAAGCGCTGTTTGCGCTCTTTCAAAGGAAACGTTCTTAAACGAAGCCATATCAGCTCCTAGGCTTACAAGGCTAGTAGACATGTCTGCAGCCTCAACGGTTGATAGCCCCATTGCTGTGGACATATCACCAAACAGTGCGGCAGCATCAAGGGCGCTTTGTTGTGCAAGTCCCATACTGTCAATTGATGTTTTTGACCATTTCTTTACAACTTCTGATTGATCCTTAAATGAAACTTCCATTTTGTTCATAGTTTCATCAAGGTCAGATGCGGCTTTTACCATTCCGACAAAGCCCAAAACGACTGGAACGGTTACAAACATGGTCATTTTTTTGCCAGTGTCTTGCATCTTTTTGCCAATGCCGTCTAGCTTTTTACCAAGACTATTAGAAGCTGCGTCAAACTTACCTGTGTTTAAGCCAAGTTCATAATGGATTGAGCCAACATTGGTACTAGCCATTTCTAATACTCCTCAGGTTTTTAGCCTGTTGGATAATCTGGTCATTGCCCTCGGCATCTTTTATGAGGTCATTAACAATACTTTTTGCTTCTTCACCTCCGCCGTTTGGTATGGCGTTATCCTGGATTCTTTCAAGTCTTGCGGCAGCACGACCCTTTTTCATTTCAGCAGTAAGCGCAAAGTATACCCTTGCAAACTCATCAAGAACTTGACTATTAGTATAGCCGTAATATGAAATGAAAGAAGGAATGGACATTAGCCAACCACCGTCTCCACTGGTTTCTCCGCTTTTGGGTTTTTCGTAAACGTAACCCCGCTACTTTTAACTTCTTTGGTTTCGCTTGTTTCAACACCAGCCATAAGTTGCTCGATGTATTCAAAAACGCTGTTAAAGTCAAGCTGTGCGTCTTTTAGCGTAGGTGAAACTTCTTCAATGATTGAATATAAATCTGTTTCTGCGTCTTTAATCTGTTGAGTTGTTGCGTTTTTAACGTCTGAAAAAATTAAGCCAACCTTTTGCAGAAGCATAACGTGAGATACTTTAAGTGGTATACACTCAATTTCAACGTCCTTTATTGTTATTGTAAAGTTTTTTGGTTTTAGATCATCTATTGTTAGTGCCATGTGATTCTCCCTTAACTTATTAGCGTTGTGTCTCTGTGGACAACCTGAAGCGTTATCTTATATATCTTAGCATATTCTACGTCTCTTTGTATGTCCTCTATATCACCAATTACAAGAAATGTATATATGTACGAATCGTCAATAGTAGTATTGTGCATTCTGTGTATAAAGTTTTTGATGTTATTTAATTTTGCTATACCAGTTTCAGCCTTTATGTCTTTTACATAAATGTCAAGAACGGTTTCAACTATTGGAACATAGTTGTTTAGACTTCCGCCAGCATCAACAATATATATCCCGTTAGTATCTGACGGTATTTGACCAACAAATATATCTGTGCCAAACGTGCCAAAGCCAGCCGCTTCTAAGTACGCCGCAAAGTTGCGTGTTAATTCTGACATTGTTAGATTCTCCCTGAGTGTTTCTTAAACTTATACGATATTCGCTGTGCTTGTTCATCTCCGGCATTACGCAAAAAGTGAGCGCCGGTGCTTGCTGTGCTGTAGTTACGAACAGTGCGCTTTGAGTCTCCGCCAAACTCTTGAAAGCGTGCATATTCTTTCCAAAAAGATATACGGTATTTAAGCTGATTGACTTTTGTAATGCCAGAATCAGAACGAAGCTGACCCTTTTTGAACGGTGCAGACTTAACAGCATTTATAAGTCCGTCTCTTGCAGCATCTTTTAGGGCATCGCCCAGAACGTTGCGTGACTGAGAAGTAAACGCTGGCATGTTGTTTATTACTACTGGCCTACTCATGAGATAACTCCATACCGCAATAGCTCGGTCTTAATAAATTGCACAGAGTTGTCGCGTAATCTGCGTGCTTTTGTAAGCCTTTCAACTCTCCAACCTTCACCGTCAATAATAAGTATATCGTTACGCACAACGCCTGATCCCGATTCAAACCATGCTAAAGCATCTGATTCAACGGTTTCATCACCACCGCCAGCAACCTGTGATGTAACATTTCTAAAGTGGCAAGGTAGGTTGACGCGTGAAATCTCAGTAAAGTCACCGTAGCCATTGAGTGACCTAGTAATCTTTATTGCAGTTTCTCGCATCGGAGGTTTCATTAGATTATCCCAGGTATAATAAACTTGATTGTATCAAGCAGTTCCCGTGTTTGTGTCTTTGCGTATTCCACTGAGTAGCCCTCAATAGATTCTTTAGTGAGGTTCGATGAACTGTCTATTTCACCAACAAGCGCTTCTAGCATTGCATTTTTAATAATGTTAAGCGTGTCTGTGTCTCCAAAGACTGAAAACTTGGCAGTAACACCAATATTTGCGTAGCCGTTATAAAGCTTGCCGTATCTTGCACGTATCATTGTCTTTAGGGTGCGGTTTACTGGTTCCTTGATGTAGTCGGAAGCGTCTATCGTTTCGATAACAACTTGATCTTCATCTACGAACTTCAAAGCTGTAATATCAGTACAAGGGTCTATAGGTAAGTTTTGCAATCCGCCGTCGTAATATCTAGTTGCCTCGGTTGCGACTTCTACGCTCGATCCGATCATTTTCTCGACGTATGCTTGATTTGCGCCGTTTATTAGCGCGAAGGCGGTAGTCTCGGCGCTCGTTAAAGTCCTCCCGAGTCTCGATTCCAATTCGCTCTGACTTATCAATGCCATGTATGTGCTCCCTTACTGTTAATATCGCGCTATTATAGTAGTTCTTTAACATAAGTGTATTGTACCACAAAAACAGAAAAGAGAGCCAGTTTATTGGCTCTCTTAACTTGGTCACTCATTAGTCTAGCTAATAGCTACCGGGCCGACACGACCTAGTAAGCGTCCATCAGTAGCAGATCGTGATTCGTCTACAAGTGCCGTAAAGGTCACTTCATAAACGCTTTGCTCATCAATCTTATACGCAAATGATACGTTACCGGTTGAGATAGCTTTGAACAGTGTTACGGTACGACCATTATCGCTGTTACGACCCTGAGGGGTAATAACAAGCTCTAATGCGTCGGCACGTAAACTGTATCCAGCTTTAGTCCCGAAGTGCAAGTGATCATCTGATGAACCGTTGTCATAATCTGACTCAGGTAAAACGTATGATAGTACATCGGGAGTAATTTCGGCCAACTTTAACGTTACTGTAGCGGTTTGACCAGTTACAACGTAGTCAACAGGGGTCTCACCGTATAAATCGGTCTTGACCATTGTTAACGAACGCTCAACTTGAACCTCAGTACCATCTACTGTGTGACCTAGGTCAACACCACCGAAGGTAACAAGGCTTCCGCCAGCTACATATAGGTTATTTAAGTTTGCCATTTTAGTCCTCCAAGAACTTTATTACTGTTACTAAGAAACTGTGCCTGTACCAAATATAACGAATGCACCTTCAAAACGAGTTTGAGGAACAACGCGCAATGTAGCACGGATTGCAAATGAATCTTGTGTAATTAAGTTGATGTCAGTTCCGCCTGAGTCTTTAACAACACCGCTATCAAAGATTTTAGTTTCTAGCAATCGCTTAACGTGTAACTGAATACGCGCAAGGTCGCCAAATACTGCAAATGATTCGTTTGCTGTGATGTCACCAACTTCTGGTAGTACGTCTACTAATTCGACAGGCACGCCGTCAATGTTTGGTGTAATAGCTTGTCCAGGACCACCGAATAGGTAGTTGGCTGCTGAGTTAGTTCCGTCACCAGATTTTGTCTGGCGTAGGGCGTTCCATACTGTTGGGTGCATGAAGTAACGACCATTGCGGCGAGCGCTTGAAACAACCTTGTATCGGCCATTCATTGCGTCATCAGCGCTAAAGTCAGTAATAGCAGAACCAACACTAACAGTTTTGTAAGTATCACCAGATGATGCACTTAATAGACCGTAGGTTGCGTCTGTGAATACTAGTTGGTCAAATAACTTAGCTCGTGCGCGTGCAATTTCGTTAGCAGCATCGTTGAAAAGGTTGATAGCGGAATCTTCTACGATTTCACTTGTCATTACCAATGTTGCGATGTACTTGTCAAGAGCAGCGGTTGCTGCGGCGTAAGTTAGCTTCTGTGCGTTTTGAGCAACTGCTTCACCGGTCTTTGTAAAGCTGATCTCGTTTGTACCACTTAATAGTGTTACTGAGTCTCGGTCTGTACGCCGAATAGTAGCAAGTCGCGAAACAACACCGTAGTCGTCAGTAAGACGGTCTACTTCAGCAACAAACTCTGGGTCTGGAACAAGTGCGCCACCGTCAGCCGTTGTAGTAACGTTCTGGTAGTCAGCTTTGTTTACATCGAACCATGCTTTGTTAACATATGTGTTGTATTCTGCAATTTGTGCAGCGTTGCCGTTTTTGAATGCAAAAACACCCTTAGCAAATCGCATTTCTTTTGATAGGTTTTCCATAGTGCTTTTTACTTCCGCTTTTTCAACTTCTGATGTTACGTTCTTTTTTTCTGTTTTTTCTGTTAGTGCAACCATTTCTTTTGCAATGTCTGATGCCGTTGGCATAACAAGACCTTCTTTTACGGATTTAGCAGCTTCATCGGCAACAGCCTTGATAACTTCTGCGTCAATCTCAATGTTTTCTTTACTCATTTGAGTCTCCTTTTAATTTAATCTGTCGGATGACAGTTTCGACTTGCTGATCGACCGCTTGCGCTGAACGCAAAACCACTCGTCGAGTTAATGTACCGTCAGCCGAATCCTCATGGGTTTTGCCGTGGGCTACTTCCTTTAAGGTGGCAACGAGTGTTTCTAATGTCTCGATGTTCTTGTTTAGTTCATTATCGCCAGTTGTAAGCAACTTGCGTGCATAACCGTTTGCAAGGGCTTTAAGCTCTGCTTTTTGGTTGCCGTCAAGTGACTTATTGGAAACAAGTGCGTTTTGATTAGCCGGGATTGATACCACGCTAAACTCTTTCATCATCATTTCAGAAATAGTCATGCCGTCTGTTCCCCATTGCTTTACCATGCCGCCAATAGATACAGCGTTCAAGTAACCGTCCATAATGTAGTCGTAGACCTTACGGGCAAAGTCGTCTTTCATATAGAACTTAGCACGAGCCATAAGTTTCCCGTTGTCTTTCCAAATCTTTACTGCCTTAGCAATAGGTAGGTTAAAGCCATCGTGACCCCATAAGACAACTGGGTTTTTCTTAAACTCAGTTAAATCAATTCCGTCTACGTCTATTCTTTCGCCGTGTGAGTCCATATCGTTAGTAGATACGACAAACTCAACTTCTCCCTCTTGGAGCTTTGTTGCTTTTTCAATGTACGCTTCTGATTTAATGTGCATTTATTTCTCCTAATAAAAAAGACCACTGATTAGACCTACCTACTCTTTACAGAGGTGGCGCTCGTTATTCGAGCATGGTCTCAGTGGACTCTGTTTGCATTATACTACGATTATGCTTATTTTGTAAAGAACTATTATATTCAGTTGTTAAAAATAAATTAGAATACAGTTTATATTCAAATATCATCTTGCACCGGGGGCATTTAATAGCCGCGTTCATAGACTCGGCTTTTGCAAGTAATCTATTACAGTTTTTACATTTAACATCTATCATATTTACAATCTGTGTTCATTATACCAGGAATAAAACTGTAGTAGATATTTAAGATTACCACGTGCTGGGTGACAATTCTTCTGAGTTCCCAGATCCAGCAGTTGTACGCCCCAAAATAGTATCGGTAGCTACGTTAGATACTACATTTTTTCAATAGTAAGTGAAGCTCCGTCTATGTTTAGAGTACCAATCACAGATCCCCGTATAGAGGTTATTTCAATATAGTCGCCAGCACTCGCTTCAAAGGTGAAAGCAAAGTTAGCTGTGCTGTCGTTGTGACCCGAACCAGCACGGATATAAGTATGCCTAGCTTCTTCTGGTAAGTATGTGGTGTTGTTTACTTTCACTCTGACTCGTGGCGCTCCTCTGACTACACTGCCATTAAACCCAATATTTACGAAACCACGATAATAGCCATCTTGGTTAATAGTTATGCGACTGTTGTTCGTGCTAATTGAGTGCGTAAGGGCATTACCTTTTTCATCAATAACTAAAGTATCCCATGCTATCTTCATTTCGCTACCAGGGTTTGCATCTGCGGTAGAAGTAGTTGTAAGCTTCACAAACTTTGCCGAAACAACGTCTATGTTGTCGTCTACATACTTTTTTGTAGCTGGTTCGTAATCAGCGTCAGGAGTAAATGACGTTGTGTTGTCAAGTTCTAGTACATTTGCTTTAGTTGCTAGTGCTGAAAGGTCTTGGTCACCTGCACCGGGTTCAAAGTAGTCTAGCTTACCGGTAAAAGGGTTGAATTTGTACGGCATTTTAGCTCCAAGCTACGGAGTCTATATCCGTTTTATTAGAGTTTGTATACACAACAGTTATTGTACGAATAATAGTGCCGCCAGATCCGTCTTTTTTATAGACATAGGTTTCAACAGTGGAGCTTGTTTGCTGCACGTCTATGTAATTATATTCATAGCCTCCACGTATGTCTGTCAGTGTTGTTGTACCACTAGTAAATGCTGCCGTCATTGCAGAGTAAAATGACTTACCGTCGCTAAGTCGTACAGCAATAGGCTTGCTTGCGCTTGTTGGAAATTGAATTGCTTCTTTTGCAATATTTACAATTGGTTGGTTATCTTGAATTGATTTTGTAAGTTTATTAAAATAATCAGCCAATTCATTGAAATTGGTTATCTTTAATGCATCAGGCTTTGCGTCTTTAATGTTTTTTACCGTGACTAATTCAACCGGTTTGTAAGAATTGTTCTTAATAGCAAGTGATAGGACTTCTGAAAGTGCATCAATAGACTTTGTAACCTCTTCTAAGTTCTTTACATCAATTTCAGTCTCAGTGTTGACTCTTACATCACCTTTGACCCTTAACTCATCACTGGGGGCTTTATATTGCTTTGTTTGTTCTTTAATAAGATTATGTAGCTCTAAAATAGCTTTATGTGTATGAATAAGCTGTGTTCTATTTTCTTCAGCATACAAATCAGCGTTTGTCGTCATTTTAATTCTCCGGCACTAATGAGCAAGTGCAATTAGGGTGTAATGGTGGTGTTCCGATGTCAGAGTATTCAACCTGCATCTGATCGCCTTGTGCGGTTGTAACAACATCACCTATGTTAGCAAAGCTGCTACCAATTGTTTTTGTCTGTCCTTCAAACGTTTGGCAAAATGCACAAGCTCCTGGGTTTGTAAACCATTTAACTGTTGTAAAGCCACTTTGCTTGTATGTAAGCTCTGCTGTTGAGTTACTAGCACGTAAGCTCTCTGTTCGTGCAATACGTTCTGCTCGGTAGCCTTGAGCGTCGCTAAAGGTCTGCTCTACACGCTTTTTAAGCTTGGCAAGGCTTTCACCTGCACCCTGACCAGCGGCTAACGTTTGTTCTAGCGCTTTTATAGTGTCTTGGTTGTACAGTCCAG